TACCTGGTTGAAATCCTATTTTTTGCAACATAATAAGCTTATACTACAGTTTTTTTATTTTATATAGACTATATTCAATACTGCTCTATAGTCAACATCTGTATGAGTGGTCCCAAAATGAAGCGTATCTGTAGGAAAAGTCACTAGTCTGTTCTCAACAGAGTCAATTTTATTGCCATTAACTATCTGAGTATATCCATTATTTGTATTCATATAAAAAATACTAGTCAAACTATTTTCTTGGTTAAGTGAATCTACGTGTGGTTTAAATTCTACTATCTCATTACTTTTAAGTGTTAGATTTAATTTAGCTCTGATGATGTTTGTTGCACCTATTTGAGAAACAAAATCACTCATTAATAATGTAAAAAAAGGACTAGGTTTTCTTTCTTGTTTTTCTCCTACACTTTTTACTAAATTGTGAGTAAATTGAGTATTACCATCTCCTTCTTCAACTTTAAAGTTTTGTAAGTACCAAGGAAACTCATCGCTAAATACAATTTTTTGCATTTCAAAAAAATAATCGTTATTTAAAAAATTATTTTCTATCTTTATCATTTTTTTTCAATGTTAATTCTTTTTCAGTGCCAGAGTTTAATTTTTTTTGTAAATCTGGATTAAAATTAGCATTCCAATCCATAACCATTTTCATTAAACAATTTCCAAAAAGATTTAATGCCTCTGCAGAAAAGTGTACTTTCTTTTTATTATTAATAATTTTTATTTCTTCTTCATTAAATTCTAAATCACAAGAACCATCTTCTTTATTTTGATTAAATTTCATTTTTATTCACCCTCCTTTCTAGCGATTGGAGCAAGCGTTAGTTCACCTGTCTGAAAACTCCAATAAGGTCTTTTATCCATATAGTAATTTTTATGTGGACCATCTTTTTTTACGTAGTGTAAAAAAACTTGTGCACACCAATCTCCTTGAAATGCTTTTCTATAGTGAGGAACTTTAGTACCTAGATAAACAGCTGCATCTCCTGGTTTAGTATGTACTGGAGTTTTGTTCATGTAAATAGGCCACTCTGTACTACCATCGCTCCCTATATTAATTGTAGCACTTATTTCACAAGAAGGTCTATCTACGTGTTTTGTTAAAGTAGAATATTTAGTATACATTTTCCAGTAAGAATATGTAGGTAACAATTTGTAACCTACTATTTTTTCTATAAAAGGTTGTTTAACTGTAAGCATAGAATCAAAGACAGGGTCACCATAATGTTTTGTATCTTCAATATTGTTTACTGGATCAAAAAACAACACATTTGTTCTATGTCTTATCTCACAATATTTATTTAATAATTTTACTTCTTCTTTAGTTAAAAATTTTTTAACTAATTTATAATCAAAATCTTTTCCTATGATCCCCATGCTACCACCGAATATCTTATTCCTTTTAAAACAGGAGTTACTGAATGAGGATACATAAAATTACTTGGCCAAATAATTAATCTATTTTTTTTCTTTTCTACTTTAAGAACTTCTTCTGTACCAATTAATTTAAACACTAAATCTCCTCCTTCATAATCATCATTTACAAAATATATTAAACTTAAAACTCTATGTATGTTGGTATTATCGTCTACATGAAATCTATAATGCCCTCCAGGAACATATTTTAAAACTTGAATGTCATTAATTCTACATCCAAAATTATTCATATCAAGATCAGTAATGTATGTTTTCATACCACTAGTAAATTTATTTAATAATAAAGAAGCCCAATGCGCAGTAGTTAAACTTTTAGAGTAAAGGTTTGATAAACCTGCTGCTTTAACATTTCTTATATTAGTATCAAGATTTTCACCACCATTTGATGTTAAAACTCTAGCTCCTTCATAATGAAAATGATTACTATTACAAATTTTTGAAAAAACATCTAATGTTTCTTCTTTAAGAACATTATCATAAAGTCTAACATAGCTTTCTAATTTTGACATATCTACTTTTTGTTTTTCTACTTCCATGATTTTTTATTCCACCAAAGTTGTTTATAGTTATGTATTATATTCTTTCCAAGTTTAAATTTTCTTTTAATATATAACTTGTCATCCATTTTTTCAACTTTCATTTTCCAATTGTCTCTTTTAAAAGGAATTACTTGAACATAAGGGGTTCCTACTTTTATAGTAGATTCTAGTATTGGATATTTATCTCCATTAACAATAAAAGGAAAATTAATTTCATTTTCAAAAGTATCTGTATCAACAATTCCAGGAATTATTGAAAACCTATTATCTGCGTTATTAAGTGGCGGTAAAAAAAGACAAGAATATCCGGGTGGAGTTTCTATAACCCAAGGATTTAAAATTTTATGAAAAGGTAAATTTTTATTTTTTTGAGTAAAAGGACATTTATTTCCTAATTGATTTGTTGAATGAAAATCATTTTTTCCTGAAAAATTAATATTAGTTTTAAGAGCAACGCTAGGAGGTAAACTTGTTTGACTTGTTTCAAACTTGGTTATTCTTTTATTTTCTACAATTTTGTTATGAACTATGTGGTAGTCAATAGGCATTTTTAAAATATAACCACTAGTCAATGTTTCCAAAAAAGGAATACATCCTTTTATAGTTTTATCATCAATGCTATATTTTAATTCTTTAAACCAGTCTGGTATATTTAATTTAGTAGGAATAGGATAAAGACTTTTATCTTCAATAATAACATCATTGGTTTTAAATTTTATTATACTTTCGAACACACACTCTTATAACTTTATTATGGGATTTGTAAAGGATGATAATAAGTTATTGAGTTTTCCTCACAATATTGTTCTATAGTTTTTTTGTAAGGGTAGGTTATTGAAGATGAATCTATTGCTTCTAAAGCTGTTTTATATTCTGATATAGCATCATGCCAAGGATGACTTTCATTGTTTGTTAAAAAATGAGTAATAGCTATTACTCTATCTTGTATTTCTTTTTTAAATCTGTCTGCATCTTTTATTCCAATATCCATTGTAGGTACTTCCCAAGTAAGATTGTCACCAGAAAGAACAGGAATTTTTACACCTCTTCTTACATCTTGAAAATCAGAATCAGTCATATCTTTTTCAATATAAAAACTAACATCAAGATTATGAAGATCTGCACTTTCGTCTCCCCATACTCTATAAAGTTGTTTGTGATTTTTATCAAAAAATGCTTTTGCCATATTATCCTCTATCGTCAAAGATTGCTATAACCCCTGTTCCTCCAGCATTTCCAGAAGTATTATTTCCACCTCTATTTCCAGCATCTCCTATACCACTTACTCCAAATAAAACAGATCTGTTTATATCAGTATGGGTTGCTCCAGGTGCACTTCCACTTGAAGCTGATCCCTGATTGTTAGAAGAGTTTGGTGAACCACCACCTCCTGCTGCGCCAGCATTTGCTACCGCTAAATTTGTAATGTTTGAATTTCCACCTGCATTTCCTGAACCTCCAGATCCTGGAGTTCCTGGTCCTCCGTTTCCTGCTCCTCCGGCAGCAAAACTATAACCTGTTCCGCTTGCAACAGGTCCAGCATAGAAACCAAATCCTCCAGATCCTCCCGGTTGTCCTTGAGGGCTTGGTCCGTCTCCGCCTCCGCCGCCTCCGCCGCCGCCAGCGCCAAGGTAAGCTTGAAATTTTGAAGCGTTTGGTCCAGATGTATATGTTCCAGAAGTTGGTCCTTGTTTAAATAAAACCATCTGCATGTTTGCAGCTCCTGCTCCAGAAGAGGCTGTAATAACTCTTCCAGAAGAGTCAATAGTTATGTTTGATGCTGTAAAACTTCCAACTGCTGGTTTAATTATTCTTGGCATTTATTCTCCTAGTCTAACATTTCTACATAAGAAACATGAAAAGCTATATCACTAGCAGCACCAGCTGTTACAGCAATTAAATCTGTTTCGTCTAAGTAGATAGGTCTTGAAATTAAATCTAAAGTTGAATCTGCAGGTACAGAAATTGTACTTGCAATTTTATAATAAGTTGAACCATTATCATTACTAATTTCTACTGTTACGTCAGCAGCGTTAGTACCATCAATGTTTGCTAATAATATTGTATCAATTCTTACTGCAGTTTCTGCAGGAACATCAATCATAGTAGTTCTGTTAGTATCTCCTAAAGTGCCCATAGCATTCTTAGGTGTGATTGTTGCTATATTTACAAGATTCGGTGTTGCCATTTTTTATTCTCCTTTGATATTAATACCCGAAAACCATGGAGAAGACAAGTCCTTTTCCATCCGTAGTTACAGTTTGTGTTGAGCTTGATGTTGCGTTAGTTACTTTTGTTCTACCTGTCCCGTTTGGAGCCACTGTTATATCTCCATTTGCGGCATCTGTAATAGTAATTGTTCCAGAGTTTGTTCCGCTATTTGTGTTTAAAACTAGATCTGCAGCTCCTCCAGTAGTAACTGTTAATGCCCCTGCTCCATTTGATGTAAGAGTAGCGGCTGCACCACTATCTCCAACTTTTACTGTATCTGCTGAAAGAACAACATCTCCAGTTCCATTTGGAACAATATCAATATCTGCATTTGAAGTAGACACAATATCATTTCCATTAACATCTAAATTACCACCTAATTGTGGTGAAGTATCATCTACAACATCTCCGCCAAATTCTACAGCTGTAATGTTTGGATTAGTACCATCATCTGCTTTTGCATAAGCAATAATAGTTTTACCAGCTGCGACCGCAGCACTTGTTCCTGTACCACTAACATATTTAAATGTTACAGTTTGAGATCCAGAAGTTCCATTTTTTAAAACATAAAAATTTTGTACATCAAGAGGAATTGTTACATTTCTTCCTGCAGTTAATGATCCTGTAAATTCTATAATTCTGTGTGAAAGAGTTGCGCCAGTTGCGCCATCAGATACACTTAATGTAGTATCACCTGAATCTGAAACAGCTTGAGCTGTGTAACCACCAGAAATTTGTTCAAAAATTTGTAAATTAGTATTAGTTTTTGTTCCCCAAGTTCCAGCGTTTTCACCAGTTGCCTGAAGTTCTACTCCTAAAGGGGTATATGTTGATGCCATAAATTTATCTCCTATGCAACGTCACTATAACTTGTATTTGATCCTGTTGCAACACTTGTATATGATGTATTTGAACCTGTGTCAATAGCTTGATATGCTTGAATAAATATATCTCCAACACTTGCTGTTGAAGAAACTCCTGTAACTCCCATAACATCATTAGGACTTAAAGAACCAACTGATGTTGTTGCAGAAATACCTGTTAATCCCATTACATCTGCAGGTGATATTGACCCTACTGATAAAGTTGCGGATTGACCTGTTGGAACTACAATAGGACTTGAATCAATTTCAATACTACCAACTGATGCTGTAGCAGAAACTCCTGTTATAGCAAACGCTAAATCAGGAGGTGTTATTGAACCTACTGTGGAAGTTGCAGCTATTCCTGTTAATCCCATAACTTGATCTGATGGGTCTAATGTTCCTACACTAGAAGTTGCAGCTATCCCTGTTGGAGTTACAGTTACGTTTCCGATCATTGTAGCTGATCCAATACTAACTGTTGAAGAAACTCCTGTTAATCCCATTACATCTGCAGGAGCTATTGTTCCAACACTAGCTGCTGCTTGAGTTCCTATTGTAACAACTATAACTTTGTTAAATGAATCTCCATAAAATTCTTCACCCCAACCATTTCTACCCCAACCAACTGCAGTTCCAACACTAGCTAACTCACCTATTGCAGTAGTTGCAACTTGACCAGATACAGCAACTACATCTGCTGGAGAAATTTCACCAACACTTGTTGTTGCAGAAACTCCTGTTAATTCGACTATTGTTATTGGTGTACCTGTTGCGGTTCCTTGTGAAACAGTGGCGGACAAACCTGTTGGTTCAACAGAATATTCAACACCCCAACCGGAGTTACTCCATTGTTGTCTTCCCCAACCTTCTACATTAAAAGATTGTGGTGTTCCTAATGCTGTTGTTGCTGCGGGTGCAGTAAGTGATACGACTATTTCATCGTCTTGCCACGCGTTTGATCCCCAAGTGTTATTACCCCAGGTAGATGCCATAAGGAGATCCTCCTTACGCTATACGAATGATTGCGTTGGTTGCGTCTGCTGTTGGAAATTGAATTGTAAAAGTTCCACTAGTTACAGTTTTATCTGAACCAAAAGCTATAACTGCAACAGCTTTATCAGATTGCGTGTCATTATAAATTAAAGCACCATTTGCTGTAAAAGAAGCACTTGTATAACTTACATCAGCAAAATCACAAAGTGCTGTTGTTCCAGAAGTAGTAGGTGTAACACTTGTAAGAGTTGCCCCACCTGCAGTGTAAGCAGTTCCAGATGAATTAGTAATTTCGTTTGAAGATGAATAAGCTGTTGTGCTAGCACCCAAAGAAGCTGAACTTGTAAATAAAGCTATCTTAAAAGTATTTCCGCTTGTAGCTGTAAAGTTGTGTGTACCAACTAAAATTTCTTGTTTAAAACTTGTACAAATTGCCGATGTTATTGCCATAATTTTTTATCTCCTATGGGTTTGCCGAGTTAACTGGTATACGAACAGCACCATCAGTGTAGTCATCTCTCCGTCTTCTTCCAACTTGCTCATTAGCAAACTTTTGTACCTCTTGTTTATACTTATTTTCATATAGTGTCAACATATCAATTGGACCTTTTAAAAACCCATAAGTTTCAGATAGACAACAATATAGTAGACCATTTGGAAAATTTAGACTGATATAATTGGTAGTATTATCAGAGGCTAAAGTAGCTGGCATCTTGTTATAATGTACTCTAAATTTGTATGTTGTATCAGGGACCGGGGCAAGAAACATTCTTCCAGATGTAGTATCTGTATTACCTGTTGCTCCTCCATACATAGAATAGTATTTAGGTTTACCTCTTTTTGAAGATTCTGTTGAAGATACATATTCTTGAAGATAAGTTACATCTTTTTTTTCTAACCAAGTATTAGCGCCTGCTATAGAAGAAGTAGAATCATAAACTTGAATACCTCTTATAAATAATGCTCCTGCTGGAGCATTAATAGATTCTTGACCAGTTACTAAATTACCTGATTGTTGAAGTCTATCTGAATCAATCGGAACTTCTCTCATTATTCTATATTGAGCATTTAAAATTATATTTTCTAAAATAGCAGTTGTTAAAACATTTGAATCTGTTTCAGTATAATTTCTTATTTGTGTAACTAAATCTGAGTAACTTAAACCAGCCATTATTTATTATCTCCTTGATGTTTTAAACGTATCTTTTTTTGTTTCGCAGTTTCTTCATACATTTCAAGATGAGGATCTTGTTTTTGAGGTTTAAATATATTTTTTATCCAATTCCAAATTTTATTTATCATGCTTCTATTGTTACAGGCCCAACGGAACAACCGTAGCCTCCTCCTTTTATTTCACCAGTTGTAGCAGTATCTGTATCAACTGTAAAATGAAAATAATTAGATGTAGCATAATCTGTTGTTATGACTGCATCATTTTTATATAATCCTGTTGTAATTGTGTAACCCGTTGACTTTGCTATATTAGCACCTGTAATACCATCAAAACTTTCTGGATTTGAATATGTAAATGAACTTCCTGCAGATGTAGTTGGTGGTCCTCTAAATCTGTAAGTTGTTCCACTAGTTAAACCATGTCCAGGTGAAAGTACATTTATAATACGAGATCCTGCTTCATATGTTTCAAAACCATTATCTACTATTCTTACAGTTGTAGCAGGTTCTGTTCTATCAGGTCTAACATTTAATAGTGCAACACCGTCTCCACCTGTTGGTTTTGGTTCTAATTGTGGTTGTTTTGGTTCAAACTCTGTATAATGAACAAACGAACCATTCCATTCTCTAACCATTTCTCTGTATGGAAATTCAAGTCCTGATCTATCTGAAATAGCTTTTGAACGTTTTCCTGTTGCGTACTTGGACATTATTTTTTACTTTTCTTTTTTTTCTTTTTTTTCTTACCACCAGGTCCCAAAGGTTTATCAATACGACCACCATACTTTTCACCTTTTCTCATCATGTCAGCTCGATCAGCTAGCATATCGCTTAGTTCTACGATTGCTTTTTCATAAATTTCACTTTGTTGACGACCACTTAAATCGTAAAAATCTTTACCGTATATTGAATCTGCTAATTCTTCTGCTATGTTTTGTATTTTATCTTTATCCATATTAAGTTCCTGGGTAATAAGCTTTTGGTGTAATAAATGTACTTGAAGCTGAACCATCTTCTGCAAGTGCTCTAGCTAATTCATCCTCATAATATAATTTCATTTGTTGAACTAATTGTGGTTGATATTTTTGTGCAAGATAAAAAGCTAAACCTGAAGTCATACAAGGTACAAATCTAAAAGGTATATCTGTTGCGTTTGTATAATCTCCAACATCTT